GGGTGATTTTTAAAAATCATACTTTAGAACTTAATTCGTTAATCGAAAACTTAAAAAGCGTTATCGAAGATTTAGAACACTTAAACGAACAAAAATAAAAATATTATGGATTTATCAAAAACAATTATTCCAAAGTCTGACCAATTAAATGCAGACGATTTAATATCGGGGTCAAAAACAATAAAGATTAGAGATATAAAAGGCGGTGCAGATGAAGCACAACCGGTATCGATTTATTTCTATGGCGATAATAACAAACCATTCAAACCTTGTAAATCGATGCGTAGGGTTTTAGTACAATTGTGGGGAGCAGATGGTTTGCACTTTATCGGTAAACGAATGACTTTATTCCGTGACGATAATGTTAAATGGGCTGGCGTTGATGTAGGTGGAATTAGAATTAGTCACGTATCGCATATTCCAGAAGCTACACGTGTACTCGTTACAACTGCTAAAAACAAGCGTACACCTATGACTATTGAAGTTTTACCGTTAGTTGAATTGAAAGATTTAGCAGGGGCAAAAAAAGCAATCCAAGAAAAGAAAATAACTATTGACGCTATTTTTGAAAAGTACGATTTAACAGAAGAACAATTGAAAACTTTGCAAGATGAAACAGTTTAAGTGTAGGGCGTCACAAGGCGACAAAATAATGACGAATGATAGAAGCGGTAAAGCAATGGGCGAAACTGCTAAATCATACCTTAAGGAGTGGTTAATTTCAGAAATTACAGGTAAAGAAAAAGACATTAAATCAAAATATCTTTCACGCGGTAACGAAATGGAATCGAGTGCGATTTATAGAGTTTCTAAATATTACGGTTGTGATTTAGAAAAGAACGAAATACGTTTAGAAAATGATTTTTTTACTGGTACTTATGATGCAAGAACTATAGAGAGAGTAATTGATACTAAAGTACCGTTTGATGCGTTTACGTTTCCTTTTTTTGTAACAAAAATTGATTTAGATTACTATACACAGCTTCAAATTTACATGAACTTAACAGGCTTAAAAAAAGCAAGTCTTTGTTATTGTTTAGAAAATGGAAGCGCGGAACAAATAGAAAGGTTGTCCTGGCAAATCGCAAAAGAAAAAGAAAAAGACGAACCCGACATTAAAGAATGGGATGAAGCGGAAAAATTATTAAGCTACGACCACATACCAGACGATTTAAGGATAAAAGTTTACGAGTTTGAATATGATGAAGATTTTATTGAGTCGGTTAAAGCGAGAGTTATAGAAGCTAGGGAATACATCGAAAATGAATTAATAACACAAATAAAATTTTAAGCTTTTTTCACTATCTTTACTGTAAATCCGCCAAGATTAAGAACTTAACAATTCCCTTTCTTTTATCACTTGGCGGTATAATTGAAGGGGAATTTACTTTTATGGAAAGAATAGAAAAATTAAAATTAGCAGTTGAGAAAGGTTTTACTTATTGCGCTGATACTGGATTGATAACACTTCCAAGCGGAACTACTGCGTCAAACAAAACCACTAATGGATATGTTAAATTATCATTATGGTATGAAGGAAAAAGACACACATTGTTAGGGCATCAATTCGCTTGGTATATTTTGTATAAAGAAACGGTTAAATGTATAGACCATAAAAACAAAATAAGAACCGACAATAGAAGAGATAATTTACGTAGTGTTACTGCGAGTCAAAACGCAATGAATATGAGTAATAATAAAGGATACACATATTGCAGTAGATCAAAAAAATATATCGCAATTATTATGGTAAACTATAAAAAGAAACATTTAGGAGTTTTTGACAATCCGGAAGATGCTAAAAAATGTTACGAAGAAAATAAAGACAAATATCACATTATTAATTAAAAACAAAATAAAATGAGTGAAGTAATTGGAAAAATTAGAGTAATTAATGCAGTACAACAAGTTAGTGCATCATTTAAAAAACAGGAAATAGTTGTCACAACAGATTCTCAATATCCACAACACATCCCTATCGAATTTAAGCAGGATAAAACAGATTTGTTAAATAGCTATAAAGTTGGGGAGTCTGTCAAAGTAAGCACTAACCTGACGGGGAGGGAGTGGGTAAATCCATCTGGTGAAACAAAATACTTTTTAGGATTGGAGGGGTGGAGAATTGAAAGGGACGCACAGACGCCCACACAAACACCACCAATGCCGAGTAAAGAAGCGTTTGCGCCTTCACCACAATTAAACGAAGACGAACCAGATGATTTACCTTTCTGATCCAACCCAGCATTACAATTATTAATTAAAACATTCGATTTAGAAATTTAACCCATTCGAAAGAGTGGGTTTTTTTATAATCATTCTAAATTAGGAATAAAAAGAGTTAAATATTAAAATAAAGAGTTGTTATTTAAAAAACAGTGTTATATTTGTACTCAGGAATAAGCAATGAAGCGGTTTCCTTAACATTTTCTGTTATGAGTTTACATTATGTTATTTTCGATGGTTCTTCTGCTTACGTTGTTGATGAGCAAGATATGATAAGTATCACTTCTAAAGATTTAGATACAGAAGTGATCTTTAAATCTATGAATTTAGACAAAGCGTCTGACTTCGCAGATTATTATAATGAGAGTCTTTAATTAGGCTCTCTTAAAAAACTCACATTATGAAAGAAGATTACGATTATTACCAAAAATGGTATTTAAGATATAAAAAATTATGGTGGAATTTAATCAACAAGAAAGAGCAAAGCCATAAAACTAAATACCTAATCCAAGAAGTAAAGTACTTTATGTGGATGCTCGAAATTAGAAAAATATATCATAAAGACTACGACAATCCCGAAGAACAAAAAGGTTATCCAATCTGTTTAGACTGGAGAAATTACAAAATAAAAGAAGCTATAATAATTAAAGGCAGAAACCTATGAAAAACAACGAAAGAAACGCAGGAAGAAAAAAGAAAACAAATGAAGCTTATACGGTTCGTTGCCATCCTAAAGTAATCAAAGATGTTAGGAAATTCGCAAAAGAACGTAGTGAGGAATACGAACAAGAACTTAAAAAAGAGCAAAAGTAATGACCCGACTAGCGACCCTAAGAAATAGACGCGAAAAGCTTATTTCGGCAAACGAAAAATATTTCTACACGCAAACATCGAATATCAGAATTGAAAAGTATTATAAAGTGATGTTAGCAATCAGAAAAGAGATCAACGACATTGAATGCGTGAATGTACGACCACCAAACGCAAGGATAGGACTTAACGCAAAGGATTTAAGAGAACTTACTAAACCGATAGCAAGATGAAAGCAAATTTTGTAATAAAAAAAGTTGAGGACTGTAAACATCCTGCCGTTATTGAAGTATGTAACTTTGATAGTTTAAATCAAGTAATGACGTTGTTTTGGCATAAAAAACAACACATAACAAAATGTAGTAATTCTGTTGGTTGTTGGATTATTAAATATAAAATTTTTGAACCATGCAAGAAATAGACCTACTCATACAAAAACTTGAAGAAGGGCAGTACTACTCAGCCGAACAAGTAAAACAAATGTTAGAAGATTTGAAAAAGAAAATATTTAATTTGAATTGACGATTCAGTGATATGTGCGGATTTTCGGAGTAGGAATCACCAATCTTTCAGCCACAAAATTATAATACCAAGTACAAAAAAATAAATCAATAATCACAAATGCCGAAAATCGCACATATCACTTGTTATGCGATGGCACTTATACCACGAATTATGACTTCAACAATTTTAATTACAAATGTTCAAAACATAGATTTTGAAAAAATGAAAGTTATTGATAACTCAAAAGTATTAGAAGAAAAATACGATTCTGATATGGATGTTTTGTTATTAGAAAACAAAAACAATGGAAGGCAGAGAATGTCAAATTTAATGCACGTTTCTTTATTTGAAGATTTGATTGTAAAAGGTGATGAAAAATTTAAAATATTACGAATGTTATCAAGATAGTTGCTCACGCTATCGCATAACGGTGTAGCTTGTGGTAGTTGGGAAAAGAAAGCCCGAAACACCGAATAATCACTAATATTTAAAAGTACAAAACAATGAATAAATTAAAAACTAAAGCCCAATTACCACAAACGATTGTTATGCCTCGTTTATACGTGATGATGTTTTCGGGCGGTAGAACATCAGCAGTACTTGCAAAGCATATAAAAGAAAATCCTGATAAGTATCCAAATGTAATTTACGTTTTTTTGAATACAGGAAAAGAAGATGAAAAAACTTTGCAATTTGTAGATAAATGTGATAAAGAATGGGGCTTAGGAGTTTTATATCTTGAAGCATCTGTAAATTACGAAAAAGGAAAAGGAACAACTTATAAAATTGTTGATTTTGAAACCGCTTCCCGAAATGGAGAACCATTTGAAGCGATGTTGAAAAAATATCCTTTACCAAATAATAAGGCTTCGAATTGCACAAGAGAATTAAAACAAAGACCTATTGATTCTTATTTAAAAGATTTACAAGAATTAAATTCCTTTAAAGAATTTGCTTTTAAAATAAATTCTAGAATTAGAAATAATTATTTTGAAAATAAATTATGGAAAACAGGAAGATTATATAAATACTTTTTAAGAAAAAAAATAAAAAGCAGTTTAGAAATTGTCAGAGTAATTGGAATTAGAGCAGACGAAGCACACCGTAAAAGTGTAAATGCAGAAGTTGAAAAAGTGATTTATCCATTATGTGACGAAATTCCATTTAATGAAAGAATGGTTAGGGAATTTTGGAGTAAACAATCTTTTGATTTAGGACTAAAAGATTATCAAGGTAATTGTGATTTATGTTTTAAAAAGTCGTTAAAAAAACGATTGACAATCATAAAAGAAAATCCTGAAAGTGCTAAATGGTGGCTAGAAATGGAACAAAAATATAGTTCCGAAGAAATACCAAGATTTGATTTAAGAACAAATAAAAGCATTGAAGAATTAGTAGAAATGGCACAAAGACCATTTACAAAAGCAGAAGATTTGCACGAACTTTCAAAACAACAATGCGATTTGTTTGAAATAGAATCTGATTGTTTCTGCAAGGCTTCCTGAAATGAGGCATAACTATTCGCTAACCGTTATAAAAGTATTACTTTATCATGGCAATACCTAAAAAATATACAAAAGTTAAGGTTATAAAAATAACCGAAATTCAGCATAATACTTTATTGAAATTAGATAGTTATCATATAAATGTAGCACAATTCATTCGTGATGCAATATCTGAAAAAATAAAACGGGAGTATTCAGAATTAATACCGAAACCTAAAAAACAATTTATACCTTTTTAATATGATAACTCTAAGAGATATTCAAATATATTTAATACTGAAAAAATGGAAAAAATAACAATCGAAAAAGTAAACGGTAAATGGACTGTAAACGGAGTTCCGCTATCCGAAATGACACAAGACCAACAAGATATTTTAAACTCGTTTTTTAAAGCAATGAAAAATCAATAAGTTATGAAATTAGAATTAAAACACTTAGCAGGGTATTTGCCTTATGGATTGAAATGTACTGATGGAGAATTAATTGGTATTAGAAATCATATAGGATGGATGGGAGAGTTTAAATTTGAGTATGGAAGCAAACATATTCCTGTACAATCAATAAAACCAATCCTACGCCCACTATCAGATCTAACAAAAGAAATTGAGGTTAATGGAGAGAAGTTTGTACCTGTTGAAAAACTAGGTTTTCCTAATACAAAAAAAGTAGAAGATTCTTTTTTACACGTCATAGGATCGCTACATGTTCCATATTCAGAAATGCAAAAACTTATCGAATGGCATTTTGATATTCATAATCTTATAAACAACAATCTTGCAATTGATATTAACACCCTAACAAAATAAAACCCTATGGAATACATAATAATCACACTAGCACTTTTATTTATTGTGGCTTTATGTGTTGTATTAATACAGCATATTGTAATAAAAGGTAAAGATGAAATAATAGCGGAATTGGAAGAACAACCGCTACGATTACAAAACACTCAGTTAAAAGCCGATTTAGAACTGCAAACGAGTTTGGCAAAAGTGTTTGAACAAAGATATGATCAACTTAGAAGTAAATAGATTATGAAACTAACAGGAAAATGTAAAGACGCTTTTTTAGACTATTATTGGAATAATTATATTAAAAACATTGGCGTTATTAGTGCTAAAATAGGTACGGAAGAATTTTTTAATTCTCTTTATCCAGTATTTCAAAACACTTTAATTATTGAGTTCTTTGATTCGGTTGGAATTTATATTGGAGTACATCCTACAATACACAATGTATTTGTTAGTTTTGTAAATAAAAAAGATACTTATAAACAATGGCGTGATGAAGATTATTACGATACACGAACTGAAGCTATAAATTCAGCTATCAAAAAAGCTAACGAAATTTACAACTTAGAGGAAAAAGATTTTGAAGTAATTGTATAATTGATTATATTTGTACTTGTATTGTTCGTGCAGGTTCGATACATTAAAGAAATTTTAAAGAAGCTCACAAAAGTAAGGACTGCACTCCTGAAATTGTGGGCATTTTTTATACATAATATTTATGGAAAACACTTGTAATAATTGCGGAAATACAGAATTGACTTTTGTATTGTTTACTATGAAAAATAATGCAAAAAGAGTTCGAAAACAATGTTTAAGATGTGGGTGTTCAGATTCTCACAACCACAAACACGACTTATTTAAAAATTATTTAGAATTTCCACCGTATCGGCCAGAATTGAGAGAAAAATTTATTCAAGATAAAGCTGATCAAAGATATTTGCGTAGAGATATTGGCACGAAACATTATTACAATGATGTTTATTTAAAATCTGATGAATGGAAAAATAAAAGAGAAAACACTTTAAAGCGAGATAATTATACTTGTGTTTGTTGTGAAGAAAAAGCTACTCAGGTGCATCATATAAATTACAATAATGTTTATCAGGAAAAAGAAAAACAATTAATCTCAGTTTGTAAAAGTTGTCACGAAGGAATACATAATTTCGAAAATGTATTTTTTAAAGGATTGATGGCAAATTTTGGAGTTCTTGGACTTTGTCAAAATTGCAATGAATATCACGAAAACGGAAATCAATTTTTTTGTAATAACTGTAAGAAATGAAGCCATATCCAGACCAAGAAAAATCGATACAAGAAATAATCGAAGCGTTTGAAAATCACAACCGAGTAGCTTTTTCACTTTCTACAGGCGGTGGAAAAACTGCAATATTTTCTTTTATTTCACAACGATTTTATAAGAAAACAAAACAACGCGTTTTAGTTTTAGCTCATCGAGATGAATTAATAAATCAAACTTTAGCAACATTACGAACCATTGGAATGACTTGTGAAAGCGTTGTTGCTTCTAAGAAGTCATTAAAGCATCATTCTCAGGTTTATGTAGCAATGATACAGACTATTAAGAACCGTTTGAGAATTGATTTAGATTTTGTAAAAGAAGTAGGTTTGATTATTTGTGACGAAGCTCATTTATTACAATACTCGGAAGTATTGGATATGTTTCCAGAGTGTAAAATATTAGCCGTTTCAGCTACATTTTCCACTTTAAAGAAAATACAATTTACAAAATGTAGCGTTTGTAAAAAAGAACACGATACCGTTACAATGTGTTGTAATTATGAAACTTATGAATATACTAGAAAGTTTGCGTTTTCCGAAATATACGGTCACTTGGTATTAGGAGACTCTATTTCAGAATTGATAATGAAAGATAGATTAGTTCGTGATCTTAATTATGAAGTAGGAAACATAGACAGAAATTCACTTTCAGTAGATGCGAAAACTGGAGATTATGACACCAAAAGCACTGATAAATATTTTGGAGAATTTAATGTTGTGAAAAATTATGAAGAAATTTGCAAAGGAGAAAAAACGCTAGTTTTCAATAGTTCCACAACAACAAATATGTCAACCTATCAGTTTTTTATAGATGCAGGATATTCAAACGTAAAAATGTTAGATAGTGTGAATACCAAAAAATCAGACCGAAAGCCGATTTTAGAATGGTTTAAAAATACGCCCGACGCAATACTTTTAAATTGCGGTGTACTAACCGCAGGATTTGACGAACCTACAATACAAGCTGTAATTTTAAATCGAGCTACATTGTCATTGTCTTTATATTTACAAATGGTCGGGCGCGGTGGTCGGAAATGTGACGAAATTTATAAACCACATTTTAAAGTAATTGACGGAGGCGGAAACATTCAATACTTCAAAGAAAAATACGGAGGTGGCAAATGGTCAGATGAATATGATTGGGAGTCTATTTTTTATGGAACTGATGAAAAACCAAAACCAAAAAAAGAAGCTCTAGACCAAACAAAACAATGTACAGAGTGTGATGGAATAATTCCTAAAAACTCAGTTGAATGTATGTATTGTGGATTTGTCGAAGTTGCAACCGAAAAGGAAAAAGTTTTCTCTGATGAGGTGGCAAAACTAACCGATGAAATACCAAAGCCAAACGGAAAAAAAATTGTTCAGTATTGCGAGAAAATAGGAAAAGATAAATCGTTTGCTTGGACTATATTGCAAAATCAGATTTTAGATATGTTTATCCGGCATCAAGTGACTTTTGGAACGTATTCGAAAACAGAAAAAAACGGTAAATTTGAACAGTCAATGCGCGGACTAATAAAAGAGCCATACGCAAGCATACAGGGTTCGGAATTGGAAGGAACTAAGTTAAGAACAAAAGCGTATATTGTAAACAAAATAAAAACTAAACTAGAAAAATATTATGAAAATAATTCCAGAGCAGGTTATTCAGCAAGAGTGCTTTAATTGGTTTAATAATACTTATTGTTTAAAATTTCACATTCCTAGACTTTTGATACACTCAGTACCAAATGGTATTCCAATAGACTTAGAACCGAAAGAACGGGCGCGCGCTTTAGATTTACTTCACAAAACAGGAATGGTTAACGGAGTTTCTGATTTAATTATTCATGGAAAAAACGGGCGTTGTATTCACGCGGAATGTAAAACATATATAGGAAAACAAAGCGATGCACAAATAGAAATTCAATCGCGTGTAGATGCTTTAGGCGGTATTTATTTTGTGTTCCGTAATTTAGAACAATTCCAAAGAGAAATATCAAATAATTTAGATTGGTTACTCGGAAAAATTTAATACTTTTACATAACCGTTACGGAAGTGGCGGTTTTTTTACCAACACCTCAGTAAGATTTTTAACTAAATAAAAAATACAATGACAAAATTTGAATGCACAAGTAAAGTCCAGAGAATAAGACACTACAAGACAGATGATGAGGTTGTTAAAATTATAGGAATAACCAAACCAACTCTTTATGTCAGGATGAAAGAGAATAACTGGAAGGTTTCTGAAATATTTTTAATTGAAAAGTATGAGTTATGAAAACAGCAAAAGCAATCGAAAGACTTTCGTACACAATTTCGAGAGAAAATAAGCCAAACCAAACCGACAAAGACGCTTTAAATAAAATTATAAAGGATTTGAATAAGCAAGCAGAGGAAAACGTAAAAGAGCATTATTTGTTTGCTAAATTATACGCGGTTATGCTCCGAGTGAATACTGATTATCATGGAGACATTGTAAAAGGAAATCGAGATATAAACGAAATTCTTGCCGAGCCTTTAGAATTGCAATTGGAAAAGTTGTTGGTATTATTGAAAAGACAAAATTTATGCAATTACTTAGAGAGTAAAGATATTTATGATAACCTTTTGAATATAGAAAGCTTCGACAAATATTCAAAACTATTCCCAAACGTAAATAAAGAAGGAATGATCATGTCTCACGATGCTTGGGATATTGACAGCTTAACGGCTCACTTTCAATTTTCAGTTAATCAGTCAATAATAAATTTCAAAGGAAATGTTTAAAGAAATCCCAATTAACGGAGAAGTAGAAAAAAAGGTTTCTTTATTAGATATTGAAAAATACAGGATTCTTCCGAGTGATGAAATCCCAATGCCTGATGTGGTACTGAAAGTTAACGGTAAAATAATTTCTACTAGAAAAAACATTTTCGGAATAACAGGAAAGGCAAAAGTCGGTAAGTCTTTTTTAATGAGAATTATTAACGCCGCTGTTTTAAACAAAGGAGAGTTCGGAGTTCTGGAGTCGTACCTTCCACAAGGAAAAGATAAAATAATTTATATTGATACTGAGCAATCTAATTACCATGTATCTCTCGCATTAAAAGGAATAAAAGATATGATTAAAGATAATCGTATTGACAATATTTTAATGTATGCTTTAGATGCTGTGCCAACTAACGACCGTTTTTTGTATGCGGAACACCTTATAAATAACACTCCAGGCGTTGGCTTAGCAATTATTGACGGAGTAGCGGATCTTGTAAAATCTGTAAACGATGAAATTATAGCTTGTGATATAGCAGATACATTGCGTAGATGGGCAACAATCAATGATATTGCTATTGGGTACGTGTTACATCAAAACCCTTCCGATAATTCAAAAATGAGAGGGCATTTAGGAACTGTTTTAATGAACAAAAGCGAGACAGTAATACAAATATCTTCAAGTAAAGAAAATGAAAGCGTAAAGCTAGTAGAAACAACTCAAACTCGTAATGCAAAACCAGACAACTGGAGTTTCGAAATTATTAATGGTACACCAACGATAATGGATGAATGTTATTCAGAGCCAAAAGCAGGAAGAAAACCATTAATAAATCTAAATGATGTTGACCGATACAGTATTTTAAATGTAGTTTACGCAGGTATTCCAAAAGCTGAAGGTATTTCCCCGACAATATTAAAAGAATCGATTACAGATGTTTATATTGATAAATACGGTCAGGTAGGTGAAACCT